TAACTTTGCAGCATCAACCTTTGTGGAATCAACGATCAAACAAGCAGTTGGCTTATAGCCGGCAACCGGAACAGGGGTGGTTGTGACTTCCCAAGAGAACGTTGCCGCTTCAGGAGAGTCATTAACCGTAGCATAGGCTTTCTCGGAAGGAGCAGCCATAGCGTTGTAGATCAAATGAAGCTTATAGCCATAATCGCCACCCTCGGTATCATTACCAAGGATGGTCTTATAACAAAGACCGAAGCCTTTTCGCTTCTGCTGACCGATTGATACACCGACAGCAATAGATGCCGAACCATCGCAGATGGCAAATTCGTCAGGATATGTATAAGCCTCGATGGTTGCACCGAATTCCTCGGCAGAAATAAGGTTCAAATATGCGATGTTATCAGCATAAACCTTATTGGACTCTGCGCCCGAAGGACTTTCAGTTACAGCCGTAAGACCATTCCAGGCCGCACCAAGCGGATACAGACCAGCGGTGTTCATGGGATAAACAACACCCTGATTAACACCAGTCTCGTAAAGACGTTCTGTAATTGCGTCCCAAACAAGTTTCATAGTAGTTCCTCCTTAATAATAAATGTTGAATATGTCGTGGTTGAGATTGTCGGACGTAAAATGCCGATCGTATACACACATCGACAAGGCTCCGACTTTTCCCGGGATAACACTGTCCGGATCCTTTGCAATAACCGTTAATTGATAACGATTTTTGATTGAATATGGGACATTGTTTGCGAACTTTGTGTCCATCGAACTACGAGAGTACACAATGCATGGATACTTCATAACGATTGTCGCTGGAGGTTGAAAATATACGTTTTTAGACCCCAGTATCGTCTCCAGGACTGTCTGGAGTTGGAGCCGTGTCCCCATTGTATACACCTCCTATCGTCAAGATAAGACGGGGCCTTAGGACCTCTACATTAGTAATTTTCCAATTGGCACCCATCCATTTGATGTATCTCATTGCGTAGAAAGTTTGGTAGGCGAAGGGATCCCCAACAATACTAATTGTGTTACTCACAGTTAGATTATCATTGAGATTCTCCCCCGCCTCCAATCTTCGCGTATTCTTAATGACGTCACCCGAGTAGTTATGCTCGGTAATCACTTCAGTATGTACGCCAGGCGCAGTTTCGGACGTTAGGACATAGCCGATCGGTCCATAAAACTTTGCCATTTTGAAGCTCCTTACTCAGTTATTATGCCGGACGTCTTTCGAGAATGAGAGCGGACTTCGGTCTGGTCAGAGCGCCGGAGACACGGGTCTCAATCAGATACTTCTGCTGGTTGTAGTCGATGTCAAAGTCGTCGAACATCGCAACCTGGCCGCCCTTATCAGCGCCGATGGTATAGTCTTTGGGGTTGACGATAACGCCGAGGATGTCGTTGGTATGGGTCTCATCAACCTTACGGGTTGCGCCGTTCATGGGCTCGACTTCAACAATCTTGCTTACGCGCAGAACGTTGGCGAGTTCCTGGACACTTGAATAGACACGACGCTGCATGCCGTCCTTAATGAGGAGCATCTCGGTAAGGAGGTCTGTGGATGTCCACAGAGTCGGGTTACCAGAGCCCTTATAGAACTTGCGCAGACGGATAAACTCATCGATGACTTCATCGGTTGTAGCCGCATGTGCGACGTCGCCTCTATGTACGTACAAAGAATCGTTGTCTTTGAGGATGGGGCGAATGTTCTGCTCGTTGATCTTATCTTCGTCAGAAACGTCACGGCCGTCTCCGATGAGGGCTGCAACAGCCAGTTCCTCGTTGAGCATGCCGCGCATTTCGTTTTTGAGCCAGATAACAACGTCGAAATCGGTAATGTCAACGATGTCGTCACGGTCAAGTTTCTGCTTCTTATAGATGGTTGTGGGAGTTGTAACGCGCTTAAGCAGCGGAACAATCTCTTCCTTCTTCAGAGAACCGGTGACGTAACCCTTCGCACGAGCGTTATCCGCTGTGATGTCGGCTACGACAGTCTTGATTCTGGAGAACGGAGTGTGGGTGCACTCACCAAGGAAGATGGTAACCCAAGAGTCCTCACGCTTGAGGGTCTGAGGACCATTCTCATCAGTGTAGCGAGCATCCGGGAACAGAACGTCAATAGGGTCGAGACCATAAGTCTCAGCGTGCTGAATAAAGCTCTCTTTAAGAGAACCGCAGCGCTTAGCGTCGGCTACAATCTCACCGATCTGGTCGTGGGTAAGAACATTCTTAGATGCGGGCTCGGCGGATTTGTCAAATACGTTATTTTTCATAATTGAATCTCCTTCTTCGTCATAATGTTTGATGTCTCCATCATTGGATTGGTCGATTGCTTCTGCAATCAGAGCGTAAACAACGGTCTTCTGGTCTTCATCGAAGGTAGCAAACACGTCAGCGACGGTCTTTTCTCCGCCAGCGTGTTCAATAACTTCATCGCCTTCTTCACCATCGTCATGTTGGGCGTCGCCTCCAGCATCGCTAAGTGCTTGGGCTACAAGAGCATAGACGACATTTTTCTGCTCTTCATCGAAGGTTTCGAACACCTCGGCGACTGTTTTGTCGTCGGAGGATTCTTTAACCGCCGGTTTATCATCGGCGTGACTAAGAGCGATCTGCATGGATATGATGGCTTCTGATTCGTCGATATCAAAGGTTCCATCACCGTGCGCAAAGTTGAGATTCTCGATATATGCACCGGGATTAGCACCCGAAAGCACGAGACTGACCTCACGTATTGCGCCATGCATAACTCGCTTGGCCTGTTCCTGGAGCTGATTTGCCCATATTGAAAGCGAGGAAATGTCACCATGAGCGACAAGTTTCTTGGCATTCTGGCCGGCTACTGTGTCGTTAAACGAGCAATAGCAATATACTCCATCCTCACGATTTTCGAGAATGGCGTGACCTAGGATATTCGCTGGGTCATTATGCATGTGCTGCCACACGAGTGGGACCTGAGTGCCGTCTTGATGTTTGAACGCATCTTTAAGGATAGTTCGCCCATCTGTGCATTTAAGATCGTTTCTGGTGGCATAACCATCAAAATCACACTTAATTTTACCCATTATGTTAGACTCCTTTCGAATTTTCTGCACCATCTGACTTTGGCTCCGTAGGAGTCGTATCGGGAGGTGCGTTTATGTTCTTGTTCCTGAGTTGATCAGCCTTAGGATCCGCTGATGGTTTCCAACCAATAATGGCACGAACATCATTGGACGATAAGACCTCATTCCTAGTAAACTTGTCGGCAACTTCTGCCAAATCCTTTACAGGTACAAGTTTAAAGGGATCATTAAAGAACATGATAGTTTGCTTTTGAGTACGTGCTGTTTTGGTAAGAAATTTGCGTTTGAACTCGTCAACTATTGCAGAAACGATCACGGAAACTGATCGGTTCTGATAGTTTAACATCGTCGCCTCATCTGCTTTACCAGTAAACACATCTTCTGTTAAACCTAACTGGCTATACAGCATACTCGTTAGATATTGAATCTGTGACATAAGGTTGTTCTCGGCGGGGCGATTAAGTTGGGTAATGCGTTCAGTACCATCGGTATACGCAATACCATATGTGCTACCGGAAAGTTGCATCTCAACATCTTTCCGACGCTTCTCCGCTTCCAGACGACGTGCCTCGGTTTTGATTACGTATGGAAGTTGGATTATAAGGTCAAGTTTGCCTGCTCCACTCTGTTCGTCAATAGCATCCAGGATTGCTAGCTTTCGAATAAGCCGCTTGAGGGTACTATTTGGTTCATTCATGACGGCATATAATGGATTCTCGATTATGGCAACCATGTTTTTTGGAAGGGTAAGTTCTTCTTGCAATCCCGTGTCTTCGTTGTAGAGTTTAACTCGAACACTTTTAGGATACCATTGAACTATCCTTGCCGTACGGAGAGACTGAATGTCATAAGACCCAGACACCTTTGGGTCAATCGTTGTATCAACTGGAACTACGGCTACAACGCCTTCGTCGAACATCGATAAGACGAGATCTTGAATAAACGCTTTGCTGGTTTGATCAAGATTAGCTTCCTCGTTTAGACAATAGTTAATGCCCGATTGGACAGTCTCAAGAAATCTCCCATTTTGATCCACTCTGACATGTTGCATGGAAACAGCAGCTACGTCCAAGGCAATCCGATTGTAAACGGAGATGATGACTGACCGTTCGTTTGTTACATGGAGTCTGACCCGATCTTGTCTTCTTGACGAACCGTATCCAGTGTCTTGGTATTGGTTGGTGGGGTCACGACTCCTGAACGCATTCCAACCATGCTGTAGTCTTTTGGTAAGTGGTTCTGGCAACCGGATCACCTCCTTCTATTATCAATAATTGCCATGTCATCATTAGACCAGATGACGTTGTCAACGGTCTGTGGCAGGATGTTACGGCCCCA